CCTCCAGTTCATCATTCATTCCCACGGCATCGCGCAGCCATTCGCCGAACTTGAACGCGGCATAGAAGGTCGCGGCCGCGAGCGCGGCAGCGCCAAGCGCCGGAGCAATCGCCGCGACCGCCGGAGCGATAGCCCCGATGGCAGAGGCCGCTATAGGCGCGACCGTGGCAATGCCGCCAATGATGCTGGAGACAGAGGAGGCAATGGTGCCTGCCGCAAACAGCGCCGCACCCATGGCTCCAAAGGCGGCGATCCCCTTGACGACGTTAATCACCAGACGCTCATGCTCCTTGACGAATGCCGTAATGTCACCGCTGACGTTTTTCAGCCAGTCAGCCCATTCGCGCAACTCGCCCTTGAGGGCATCACCGACCGCGATGGCCACGCCCTCGACAGCCGACATCAACATGCGGAAACTGCCGCCAAGGGTGTCATCCATGATCTCGGCTGTTCGTGCAGCCGTCCCGGCGGACTCATCGAGGATCTTTTTCAGGTCTGCAAACTGTGCTGTCGGACCCGCCAGCTTAAGCGCCGCTGCCTGGCCACGACCGAAAAGTGTCTCGAAGGCATCGAGGCGTTGCGCAGAACCCATCTCCCGGGTTTTCTGACCCAACTCCGTCAGGATGGTGGCCAGATCGCGCAGGTTGCCCGAGACATCGACCGCATTGACGCCGAGGCGCTCCAGCATCCTGTGCGATTCGTCTTTCGAGAGATTCTTGTAGGCGCGCGCCAGTGCGGTGCCAGCCATCGACCCCTTGATGCCGTTGTTGGCCAGTACACCGAGAGCGGCAGCGGTCTCCTCCATCGTATCACCCGCCTCAATCGCCAGCGGCGCGACATACTTCAGCGACTCCCCCAGATCATCGAGTGTCTGCGCGGAGTTGTTGGCCGTTGCCGTAAGAACATCAGCGATGCGCGTGGTATCCTCGGCGGAGAGGCCGAACTGCCGCATGGTGCCGGCGGCGATCTCGGCGGCGCGGCCCAGTTCGGTCGAGGTGCCGCGCGCGAGATTGAGCACGGACGGCATGGCGGCGAGGATCTCCGTCGCCCTGAAACCGGCGCGGCCGAGCTCGGTCATGCCCTGCGCCACCTGCTGCGCGGTAAAGGATGTGGTGCGGCCAAGTTCCTTGGCCGTCTCGGTGAGGCGCTGGAAATCGTCATTCGTCGCCCCGGTGACGGCGCGGACCTGCGCCATCTGATCCTCGAAGCCGGCGAATACCCGCGTCGCGATGGCAAACGGCGCGCCGGCAATCGTAGCCGTGCGCAGCATCGACAGTCCGCTCTGCCGCGCCATGGCGGCAAACGCCTTGAGCCGCGCCTGCGCGCGACGCAGGCCGCTCTGCAGCCGCGCGTCATTGAGCGTCAACTCGACATAGGCGGCTCCGGCGCGAATTCCTGCTCCGAGTGCCATTCGATACCCTCCTACACGACACGCCGGATGGCGTTATGCCAGAATTCCGGCAGCTTGTGACGACCGGCTGCCAGCGCCGGGGCCATGAACGGGCGTTTCGGATAGCGGCGGCGCGGCTTGCCCATGGTCATGCCGGCCGGGATATCCAGCGCGATGCGCCGCGACCGCGCGACCATGGATTTACTCCGCAGCTTCGCGAATACGGGACGGCCATTCTCGATGGCAATCGGGCCGTGCCCGCCGACCCTGAACCGCCAGTTGTTTTTCCGTTTCCGCGACGGCTTGGCCGGTTCCGTGCCGCCGAACTCGTGCGAATGGCCGATGCCGCCGATCGCACTGGCGGTCGGGCCGATAATGACGCTGGCCGGATTGACCGAAAATACAATGGACTTCTTGAGCGCACCGGTGTGCGTAAACGGCGGCGCTCCGGCCGCACTTTTTTTGCCGAAATCCTTCCGGCGGCGGATGCTGCGCCGGGCAATGCCACGGATATACGCGCCCTGCCGCGCAAAGACGGTGCGGCTGGCGCGCCTGCCGGCGGCGACGACCGCCCTGGCGTTGAAACGGAAATCACTGATCTGGATGCGAATCATCGTCACCCTCCGCTTTCCGCACCAACCGGATCGACTCCACCATGTAGAGATGGGTGATCCGGGCGAGGATCGGTGTTTCCGGCGTGAATTGATCCGGCACCGACACGCCGTTTTCATCGAACCGGATCCGCTCCAGCAGATCGTCGGTTACGAGATCCTTGAAACCGATCCGGATGATGGAGCCGTCCATCATCTGCAGTTCGATATCGGTCGTGTTGCCGAAACGCCGGCTGTCGCCCGTCTCCGGATCGGAGAGGGCGATCTCAAATGCCGGCTTGTTCGGCTCCGGAAATTCGATCCGGACAGGCTGCAGGGTCATGCCGTTCTCCTAGAGCAGCAGGCCGGCGATGCCTTTGGCGGTGCCGGCGACCTGGCCGACCAGGCTGATGATCTCGGCGGCACTGGCGCGGCGCTGGATCGCCTCCTCGAGCGGACCCAGTACGGCGCGCTTCTCGTCCGGGCTCAGCCGGTCGAGTTCGGCGCTGATGGCGTCGATCCGCGCGGACGGCATGGCCGATCCGCTCATGTCTGCGTTCAGTCCCATGGTTGATCCTCCAATACGTGGTTATGGTTATTCAGACAGCAGTCGCGCGAGTTCGGCCACGGCATTGCTGGCCGTACCGATACCGTCGGAGCCGACGCCGGTATTTGCCCACCGGTTGAGACCGGCGCGGATCTCGATGACGTTGGCCAGTTCAATCTCATTGGCCGCCACCGCGTCACGGACCACGCGCAGACGCTCCTCCAGCTGCGCCAGTTGCGCGTCACGCTGCTGCGTCAGGTCCCGCACGAAGGTGATGATCTCCGCCGCGTCCGGATCATTCTCGCGCTGTTTCTGCCGGATCAGTTCGAGCACATCGCCGATATCCGGCTGCGCCGGCGGGATCGGCTCCGCCCCGTCAGGGGTTGGCAGTGTCGCGAAGGCTTCGGCCTCGTCCCGCTGCGCCTCCAGCATCTGCATGATTTCATCCGCCGTGACGCTGCCGTTGCTGCGTTCCTCGTCGAGGATCTGCAGCAACTGCCGCTCGTACTCGGCGTTGATGTGGAGGCGGCGGGCGGTCTCGTAGTCGCGCAGCAACGCGTTGATAATGACGCGGTTGTTGCCGACATAGATGGAGGTGGCGCGCGACTCCAGCCGCTGCGCCTCACGGACCTCTGCCGGTGATTCGAGGCATCCGACCATGCACAGGCACAGCAGGCATGTCATCAGGATTGCATATTTCATTGGGTGCTCCTTCCATACGGATACCAGCATTCAGCCGGCAGTTTTCGTCTCGCCCTTGAACGCACCAACGACACGCTCGATCAGCACCGGCAGGTACTCCTCGGTGTAGACTTTCGTCAGCACCACACCCTGCGCGGCCGCGTAATCGGTGGCGCGCTTGAGCGCGCGGCGCTGCGCCTCCAGTCGCTCGGATTCCGTAAGCTTGCCGTCCGCCGCCGCCTGCTTGAGGTCGCGGACGTAATACTCATAGGTGTCGCGGACACCGACCTCGACAGCCTCCAGCGCCACGCTGTTGGCATTTGCCCGGTCACCCTGCCGCTTGCGGATGATACCGATGACGGCGAGGATCAGCGCGACCACGAGGGCGATAAACGCATCGCTCTGGAATACCTGCACGGCAATTTCACTGACATGTTCCATGTGTCTCTCCCTTCACAAAGGTTTTCCGCATCAATGCAAATGCGGTTTCTTTATCCTGCACAACCTGATCGATTCGTTTCCGCTTCATCGGATGCAGTTCATCCGGTTCAACAAGCTTGGCGTCCTTGCAGCCCACGAGAGCCGCATTGAGGACGCAGGCCATGACCGAGGCGGTGTGGTTCCATGCCTCTTCCTGCCGCGCGTCAGCCATCCACAGCAACTCGCGCAGCGTGAATGGCCCCGGATCTACGCCGACGATGCCGGCAAGCCGGTGGAGGTTCCACCAAGCTTCGCCAGGGCGGCCTGCACCTCCGCGCTCTCCTCGATGGTCTCGAGCCGGCGCATCACCAGACCCGTCGCGCGCTCCTCGATCCGCCGGATCTTCTCGACCGCCGTCGCCACCACGTCCCGCTGGCGTCGATCGCAGAGCAGGACGGGATCGGCAATGATGCGCTCGACAATAGAGCCGTCCGCGACGTCGAATAGGTCGACGCCGAGGACGGTCCGGACCCGCTTGGCCGTGGTGATATTGATGTCGACGGTCCACTCGACATTGTTCCGGTCGGTGAATCGTGCCATCAGGTCACCGTGTACCATGTCGGCGCGTTGGCCGAATAGGTCGGCCGGATCGAGACGTTGGCCGTGATCGCGCCACTCAGCGGCTCGTTGCGGGAGAAGTTCTTCACCGCGAAGAGCGCCTTGAGGCCCTGCGCCCCCGAGACCGTGACCGCGTCGTCCAGCGCGAGCATGATGATCGAGGTCTTATTGAAATAGGCCTGCTGCAGGGCGGTGAAGCCGGCGTCGTCGCTGTCCCACACCATCTCGAAATCAATGGTGCCGTCGCGCAGCGTCGACATGGTGGCTTTCCAGCCGTAGTTGCCGCGCGTGGTGACGTCGGCTTCCTCGGAATCGAGGTTGAGCGTCACGTCCTTGACGTTGTTGATCACCGCCCACACCGGCGTCGTCCAGTCGCCGCCGTTGTTGCGATAGAGCCGCGCGTCCATACCGAGTTTGATGCCCATTTTCATTTCTCCTTATCCAGATAAAGGTTCATCCCGTTTCATTTTCCGGAGGCACCCGGCACAGATCGGCCGGCGCTTGCCCCCGTTGGTGATACAGTCAATCAGGCGCTCCTGCGTGCCGCAGACAAAGCAGTGGCCGTTGCCGTGCCAGACCGCTGTGCGTTCGCGCCGTCCACCGAGCATCCGCCCCCTCCGCGTCACAGTTTCGCCCTCGTTGCAAATACAGCCATGGACAGCCGGCGGTAGATCCGCGCCCGCCATGTCAGACGCCGACATGGAATCGCGTCCATGTCGCGCAGCAGTTCCGCATCGGCCACATCCCACTCGACGCCGTTCTGGTACTTCCAGTCATGCCTCTTGAACGCCTCATCAAGATCGTCAACTCCACTCACAAACCAGTCGGTCTCTCCCGGCGGACACCACTTGCCGCTGCTCCAGCCGGGTCCGCCCCAGTTGCCATAGCGGGGGATCAGTCGTTGCCACCAGCGCGGACCACTCATTGCCGGTCATCCGTCCATGCCTGTACAGCCTCGACGGTCTCCAGAGCAGCCACTTCGGCACGCTTCACAAGTCCGC